AATTATTTTAATAGGAGAGAAAAATGGAATACGCATTACCTTATAGAACAGCCACTGAAATCAACAGTGCTATGGGTCGTGTATATGGCAACATGGCTCTAGCGGTTATCACAAGCATGATTGTGAGCATGTTTGTTGCTTCTAACGCAGCACTTATGGCTTTCTTTTTTACCGGTATAGTAAAATGGATTGTTATCTTTGCGCCATTGGCAGCAATCTTTGCGGTAGGTTATGTGCTAGGAACCAATCCCAGTAAGACCACTGCACAACTGTGCTTGCATGGTTTTGCGGCACTGATGGGTTTGAGTTTTGCTACAATTTTTGTAGTTTATACCACAGCTAGTATTGTAAATGCATTTCTTGGTGCGGCGGTATTGTTTGCTGTGATGAGCGGTTACGGATATTTTACCAAACAAAGTTTGGATAGTCTAGGAAAATATTTAATGGTAGGATTGATTGCAATAATCGTAGTCAGCTTGATCAATATTTTCATTGGATCAAGTGCATTACAAATGTTTGTAAGTGCCGCAGCGGTGTTGATCTTTTTGGGATTGACTGCCTACGACACACAAAAGATTCGAGAGCAAATTATGGAAAGTTCAAGCCCAGCCGTTGAAGTTATGGGCGCATTGACCTTGTACTTAGACTTTATTAATTTATTTTTAAGTCTATTACACTTATTCGGAGGAAGGAGAGAATAACAACAAATGTCGGATAACAACAATAACAATGACGATGATGTAAAAGCAAACTTAAAAAAGTTCAAACCAAAAAAACCCAAATTAGCAGTACCAGAAGAGTTTCTAAAAGGAGCAAACAGCTACGATGATAAACTAATGTTGGTAAAGTTTTTATCAGAAAGAGAAAAAAGTAGAGTAGTTTTGATGTTCAAGAAAATGATTGCAGCAGGTATGGCAGAATCTAAATCAAAGAAAGGATTAAAATGAAACTCAAAGAAAAAATTGAAAAAGTAAATGACAACTTTAGCGTCTATATGTATGACAACGGGTTTATGTTGGAAATCAGCGGACGTGACGACAACGGCGATTGGGCCACAGCTAAAATTCTTTGCAAAGACATGGATGAACTGATTGGACTTATCAAGGAAGCCACTACCATGGAGAGAGACTAATGAAACAGCTTGTGATATCAAATACAGAATTACAAGGACTTGTTAATAAACTTTGTAGAGATATTGCAAATAGTAACTGGCGACCTGATTATGTTGTAGGAATCACTCGAGGTGGATTAATTCCTGCAACAATGATCAGTCATTATTTTGGTGTTCCTTGTGAAACACTCAAAGTAAGTTTGCGAGATGGTGGTGAGTCAGAAAGCAATCTATGGATGGCCGAACAGGCGTTTGGCTATTTACCAAAAGACGAACGTGGTAGCGGTGATGCCGATACAGATCCTGCTTATCGTAAAAAAATATTGATTGTAGATGATATCAATGATTCAGGTGCAACACTTGAATGGATCAGACAAGACTGGCCTAGCAGTTGCTTACCAAAACATCCTGCTTGGGATGCTGTTTGGAATCGTAATGTGCGTTTTGCAGTAGTTATAAACAACGAAGCAAGCAACTACGAAAAAATTGATTACAGCGGACGCAATATTAATAAACTAGATGATCCTTGTTGGGTGGTGTTCCCTTGGGAAAATTGGTGGGCAAATTAAAAGTATAAATACAAGTCTATACAGCGGCCTTTCTGGCTTTCATTCCCGCTTTACAAATTCTGCAAGCCTATGTTAAAATATAATATAGGAGAACCAAATGTTTTTACAAGAAGTATATCCATCTAGAGTTTACAAATACGTAAGTACCAAAGAGTATCACGATGCATTTCCCTGTGCTTATCGTCAGTGGCGAGCCGATAGTCATTGCAACTTAATTCACGGCTATAGCTTTAGCATGAAGTTTTTCTTTGGCACAGATCATTTAGATGTTCGCAATTGGGCAGCTGATTATGGTGGTCTCAAAGAACTGAAATCTATCTTAGAAGATCAATTTGATCATACACTGCTTGTAGCACAGGATGATCCTGAATTGGAAACATTCAAACTATTACAAGAAAAGAAATTGGCCAAGCTTACTGTATTGCCGAGACTAGGTTGTGAAGGACTAGCCGACATGCTGTACAAATATGTTAATGGAGTGTATATCCCTGACATGTGGGGACCAAGTGAAGCTGAACGTCTTTGGTGTTATCGAGTAGAAGTTAGAGAAACACAAAGTAATATGGCATTCAGAGAAGGTCATCGTGAATGGAATGAGGATTTGTTTGCATGATTTCTGAAGAAGAAATAAAAGAAATTAAAAAAGACAATAATAGATTACGTAATGCAATTTACAAGTTAATTTCTGTTTCGGGTTTAGATGGAAAACCAATTTCAATTAAAAAAGTACAAAATGCAGTAGAGCAAGCAAAATTGGCGTTAAAATCAACTTCAAAAAAATCATATGAGTAAAATTAAAGTAGCAGAGTTATTTTATAGTATTCAAGGCGAAGGCAGATACATGGGAGTTCCCAGTGTGTTTCTTCGCACTTTTGGTTGCAACTTCAAGTGCGCTGGATTTGGCATGCCTAAAGGACAACTCAGTGAAGAAGCCAACAACGTTGATCCAGGCAACTATAGCCGATACGAAGAACTGCCACTTGTATCTACCGGATGCGATAGTTATGCGTCGTGGGATCCTAGATTTAAAGATCTAAGTCCTTTACTTACCAGTAATGCTATCGCGGATCGTATCATGGAGATACTGCCACATGGTAAATGGCGGGATGAACACTTGGTGATCACTGGTGGCGAACCACTACTAGGATGGCAACGTGCTTACCCGGATTTACTAAACCATCCGCGTATGCGTAAGCTTAAAGAAATAACATTTGAGACAAATGGCACACAAGAGTTATCTGAAGAATTTGCTGAATACTTGATGGAATGGCAAATGCCGGGTATTAATTTCAGTAGAGAAGTCACATTCAGTGTGAGTGCCAAATTGCCAGCAAGTGGTGAGTCTTGGTCCGAAGCCATACGTCCAGATGTTGTTTATCAATATCAAACAATTGGACACACATATTTAAAATTTGTTGTGGCCACAGAAGAGGATGTTGCTGATGCTTTGAAAGCAGTTAAGGCATATCGAGACGCTGGATTCAGAGGAAGTGTTTATTTAATGCCGGTGGGCGGTGTAGAAAGTGTTTATACGCTTAACAATCGCCGTGTAGCAGAACTAGCAATGAAACACGGATTACGATACAGTGATAGGTTGCAAGTACCGTTGTTCAAGAACGAATGGGGGACATGATGTTCGATTGGTTAAAGAAAAAACCCGAAGCGAAACCAGAAGCACCAAAAGTCAAAACTAAAAGTAAAACACCAAAAGAAATTGCTACAGAAAAAGGCGAACCATTTATCAGTATCTTGAGTGTAGAATTGGACCCCGACGATATTGGTAATGGATCATTTGAATTGGACTGGAACGATGTATTTGTTGCTAGACTTGTCAAAGCCGGTTATATGCAACGTAAAGACGACACTGATGATCAAATCGTGGATCGTTGGTTCCAAAGTATTTGCCGTAATATTCTTAACGAAAACTTTGAACAATGGGAAGCAAATCAACCAGTAGATTCAAGACCAAGGCGTGTTGATCGCAATGACTTAGGTAACGGACGGACTGAAATTTCATGATACTTTATGTAAATGGCGACAGCCATAGTGCTGGTGCAGAAGCGGTAGTGCCCTATTGTTACGCTCAGGATGATCACCTTTATCGAGCATTAGGAAGAAAACCACATCCAGATAACGAACGGGCAAGTTTTGGCTGTTTGCTTGCTAATAAATTAAATGCCATTCTTCATTGTGATGCGGAATCAGCAAGCAGTAATACAAGAATTATAAGAACAACAAGAGATTATATCAAAAACGAAGGTGCTCCGGATTTTATTCTAATAGGTTGGAGTACATGGGAAAGAGAAGAATGGTTATTAAATGATACCTATTGGCAAGTTAATGCCGGAGGAATTGGTCATGATTGGCCAGATGAAATAAAAGAACGTTATAAAAAATATATTACCAATATTGATTGGATCAAATGCAAAAAACAGGCACATGAGGCAATTTATAACTTTCATAATGAATTAAAAGAACAAAATATCAAACATTTATTTTTTAATTGTTATAGCGATTTTAATAATCAAGATGTTTTAAATTGGAATGATTGCTACATAGAACCTTACGATCCTGAAATGACATACTGGAAATGGCTAACTAATCAAGGATTTCAATCAAGTCAATGGTATCATTTTCGAGCAGATGCTCATAGAAAATGGGCAGAATTTCTTTTGCCGCACTTGACCAGGTTGTTATAATATGCTACTATTAATGCATGAGATATCTACTTGTTGATACTGCAAACACATTCTTTCGTGCTCGTCATTCGGCCCACCGTCAATCAGATACTTGGGATAAGCTAGGCTTTGCTATCCATGTTACCCTTGGTTCGGTTAATAAGGCTTGGCGGGATCAGAAAGCCGATCATGTGGTATTCTGTTTGGAAGGACGGTCATGGCGAAAAGATTATTACGAGCCGTACAAAAAGAATCGTGCTGTGGCTCGTGCGGCCCTCACTGAAAGCGAGCAGGAAGAGGACCGGCTATTTTGGGAAGCGTTTGATAACCTTAAAACGTTCCTGTCAGAAAAGACTAATTGCACAGTTCTTCAACATCCAGAACTTGAAGCGGATGATCTCATTGCAGGATTCATACACCAACACCCCAATGACAATCACGTTATTATATCTTCCGACACCGACTTTTACCAGCTATTGGCGCCGAATGTCCAGCAATATAATGGTGTTGCCGACGAACTACATACGTTAGAGGGCATACTTGACAAGAAAGGCAAATTGGTAATTGATAAAAAGACCAAAGAACCCAAGGTCATACCTGATCCGCAGTGGATTCTGTTTGAAAAGTGCATGCGCGGAGATCCAACAGACAATATCTTTTCCGCCTATCCGGGTGTTAGGACCAAGGGCTCAAAGAACAAAATTGGTCTCACTGAAGCTTTTGTTGACAAACATAAAAAAGGATATGCTTGGAATAACCTCATGCTTCAGCGATGGACCGACCATAACGGTGTAGAACATCGAGTCATAGACGACTATGAACGCAATCGAGTGTTGGTAGATCTCACTGCACAGCCAGCAGAGATCAAGGCCAAAATCACGGACACAATCGCAGCAGGTTCTATTAAAAAAGGTCGTCCCATGGTAGGCGCACAGTTCTTGAAGTTTTGTGGCAAGTATGAATTGAATCGATTGAGTGAGCATAGTTCAAACTACGCTGAACTTTTAGGAGCGGAGTATCCAGGATGATCACCTGGCTCATATTGGCCTTGCTGTTTTTCAAACACTTTCTAGCAGACTTCTGCTGGCAAAGTGATAGAATGATCAAAGACAAAGGTCATCTGGGCAGAATAGGTGGCCTACAACATGCTGGCTTACACGGTGTATTGACTTATGTAATCTTGATGCATTTCTTAAACATCCAGGCCTGCATCATAATTGCTTTATTTGACAGTGTAATGCATTATATTTTTGACTTTATGCATCGTAGAGCCACAGTAAAACTAAATGTAGAATCCAATGCATTCTGGGTTTGGATCGGTATTGATCAATTCTTACATGCAATGATTTATTTGATAATTGGTTTTACAGTGACTTTTCTAACTGCGGATTTTGTATGATTAGAAATATACATACCAATGAAGATTACTTGGTAATAAACAAAGGTTATAATTTTGCAAATCACAGCTACAGTCCTGGTGCTCAAAGTGCCGGACTTTTAAGATACAATTACAACAACAGCGATGTTGAAGTTTATAACGGTATGTCATGGCATACCCTGGGTGGAGATACTTCAATCAATTTTAGCAAAGAAACTGTTGAAGTACTAGAGTGGGCACGTACCAAAATGCAAGAAGAAGTGAAATTACGGTCATTGATGGACCGTCATCCGGGACTCAAAGATCTACATGACAAGTATGAAATGATGAAGGCATTATGCCAACAAGAGGAGAACGCGAAATGAATTGGTTACGACGAGCAGTAAGAAATTGGTTAAATCAAGAAGAACCAGTTCAATTGGAAACAGTGATTGCAGCACGAGAAAGTCCAAGACAAGAAGGATTGAACTTTTTTCTCTATCGTGCAGTGGGCGGTCATGTTCTTGAATCAAGAATTTATAATAATAAAACAGATCGCAGCGAAGGCACACTGTACATGATTCACGAAGATCAAGACTTTGCCACGCAGGTGGCACAGTCAATCATGTTGGAACAAATGAAACTATGAGTACGTACACTATGGCAGGTCAAGCAGTAGCACCTATCACAGCAGCACAGATCAGTCAAATTGATCTCAGTGGAACATATGGCATGGGCGAGAAAAAATTACCTAACAAAAAAATAACATTCGATGTACATACTGCTCACGGCGGATATGTGATTAGAGTATCACAAGGATTTGGCAACGAAGATGAAATGTATGTTGTAAGCGACTCACACGATCTTGGCCAGGAACTTGGTAAAATTATCACACACCATACACTGACAAAAAAATGACAACACCAATCGCAAAACCAGTAGTTAAAAATAAATTTTGGGTGGTAGAAAATCACGGTCAGAAGATTGCCACAATACAAGCAAGAGATGACGGCGGCTTTGTTTATGTGCATGATGAACTGAGAGAATTTTTTCCAAGTGTAAAAAATCTCAAACAAAAATACAATATCAAGTTTGGGTCAGCAGATAAAATACAAAAAGAATCGTCCAAGACAGTTTATGGATATCCTGTGTCGGGCAAGTTTTACAACGAAGTTTGGGATGTACAACGACGACTACCTATCTACAGTAAAACAGCCAAGAGCAAAAGTTTGTTCTGTGCTGGATATTATTTGATAAAACTCAACGGTGCCTGGTCTGAACACTACTGCCCAAAAAATATCACACTGGCCAGATATGAATTTGTTGGGCCGTTCAAAACAAAAGAAGCCATGAAAGAACATTATGCAAAAATTAAGTTTAGCAGTTAAAAATTTCAACGACCGTGTCAAGGTAATGAATCAAACTGGAAGCAAACAGTTGAGTCTGAGTGCAGATGAGGCAAGAAACTTGCATGCGGACATATTTAATTTGTTAGCCAATCTAGCAGAATTACAAACAACTCGCGAACCTGAACAGCCTGCAAACGTAAGTCTAGATGGTGGCGGTTTTTAACTTAAACTGCCCATATTTTAGCATAAATACATAGTTCAAGGATTAAAAGATGTCTAGACCTAAACCCACAGTACTGTTAGAGCATGTTAATAAATCTAACTACAAAAGCGATCAAGTTCTCAGCAGCGAAGGGATCTGGGCGGTATTCTACGACAACAAACCCATCAATCT